TCCTATTTTTCCATACATCTTAGCATTGTCACTGCCTTTTACTGCATCATAAAAACCAATATCAGGGTCGTTTAATCTAGACCACATATTTGTTGGTTCAGTAGTTCCTGCAGCTATTTCTCCTATTGATGGAGCTTTTGGAATTTTAAAAGATTTTTTAAGCTCTCCCGGAATACTAGCTCCAAAACTAGGTTGACTTGCAGTACGAAATTCAATAGCACCTGTTTTTGGATTTACAGTTCTTACTAAATCTTTACCTGCTCCAGCTTGATAAGCATCTATCTTAGTATTAATTTTATCCATATTAACATTATATTTAGATACATCTCTTAAAGCTTGTTCTTTACCTACTGCTAAATCAAAACCACCATCAGCTTTAAATTTTGCTTGTTCAGCAAAAGTCATATCACCAAAAGATTTACCACTAGCATCTTGAATATAAGTATTAGAAAACATACTATCACCTTGACCAGTAATTGCAGATTTATCAATCATACCACCAGTTGCATTACTTACAAAATCTCTAAAAGCACTTCCCATTCCTCTAGCTCCTTCTTGCATAAAAGGTCTACTAACTGCATTCATTCCCATTTCAATACCATTAGTAATACTACTAAAAACTCTACCTACTCCTTTTTTAACAAACTTTGCAGCATTACCAATTTGTTTTCCTATGTTTAAAATAAATTTTCCAACTGAACCCATGTTACCTAACCAGCCTTGTAAAGCTCCACCTAATCCGGGAAGAATTAAAGATAAAGCTATACTACCTAGTGGACCAAGTTTACCGAAAGCTTTAGCCACCTTACCTAAACCTCTTTTAAGTTCACGACCAATTTTACGAACTCCTTTAGCAATAGGTCTAACTATTTTTTTAACTAGTTTTTTAATTGGTTTAAAAACTTTTCCAAGACCTTTTTTTATTTTTTTAAATAATCCCATATTATTCTCCTTTTATTTTAGGTAAATTCATCTATTAATTTTGTTATTGCATCAACATTAGTTTTCCAATTATTAACACTTCCTGTACCAGATTCATTACCTAATGCAGCTATTAACAAAGAAGCTTTACGTTGTTCATCATTATCATATGCTTTAAATGCAAAGTCAGCTTCATCTCTTAATTCTTGCCATAAATTATTTAAAGCTTGAGAACTTAAAGCAAAAGCATTTTGTGCATTCTGTTGATTAACTGCATTAATAGCTGCAGTATCTGCTGTGTTAGCTTGTCTTCGCCATGCTACATTTGATTGTGCAATAGCTGTAGCATTTTGAGTATTAAATTGTTCTCTTTGAAAAACTTGTTGACTACTAAACTGGTCAACTTGTAAAGCTAAGTTTGCATTATTTTTAGCAATTTCTACTGCATTTTGAGTTTCTCTAGCTGCAGCAGCATTAGCAGCTGTAGCATTAAATTGATTCATTGCATTCATTTGTTGAGCATTATATTGGTCAGTTTGAGCTTTAAGACTTAACATAAATTGATTGACTTGATTTTCACTAGTAGCATTAAATTGAGAAGCTGCATTACTAGCTGATTGATTACTTAATAAACTTTGTTGTTGTTGTTGTGCTTTAAGTACATTAGCTTGTTGAGTATTACTAAGATTAGTTAAATCCATTTGTAAAAATGCTTGAGCATTCTGTATACCTAGTTTAGTATTTTGGTCAGCCTCTGCTAAGTTTCTTTGTGACATTAATACAGCATTTTGTATTGTTGCTTGTTGTGTATTACTTGATTCTGTTAAAGCTACTGTTTGTAAGAATTTACTATTATTAATTGCTTGTTGTTGGTCAGCATTAAACTGAGCCATATCTAGTGCAAAAACATTTTGAGCATTAAACATTGCTGTTTGTTGTGCTAGTTCTGCATTTTTTAAATAAGCTGTAGCTTCTATACTTTTATCTTGAGCTACACTATTTTGAATTGCTTGAGCATTTGCTTGTGCTATTGGTAAAGCTGAAGTAATAATTGCATTAAGTAAACCATCTCTACCAACTGTAGAAGCACTTAATCCTCGTTGAGCTAACATTTGTTCTACTGCAGCTACTGCCGGACTTGCCCACACAGGTATTTCATCATTTTCAATACCAGTTAATAACGCATCCATTTGAGTACTAATTAAAGCTTCTTTTGGTAAGCCTTCAATTATACCTCTTTGTTCTTCTGTAAAGTCTAAAAGATTTGCTTCTAAAGTTTCAGGGTCATTACCTAATGCTGTTATTTCACTTTCATTTAAACCAGCATTTCTTAATTGTTTTTTAGCACTTGTAATTCTTCCTAATGATGTACCTGCTACTTTAGCAGCTGTAGCTTTTGAAGCTTCACTAATAGTTCCAACAACTCTTTCTTGTAATGCTCCAGCAGGAATACTAACACTAGTTGTAGTAATAGGGTCTATTGATTTAACACCAGCAGCTTGAGATAAAGTATCAGCAACATCTGTACTAACACTACCTTGAGCAGATTCTACAACAGAAGTTTCAGGAACTTTAGCTACAGTAGCTGTAGTAGTTTCTATAGCTGTTGGAGCTTCTGGAATTGTAGCTGTAGGAGCTGTAGTAACTTGTTCAGTTTGTGGAGCTTGAATAGTTGGAGCAGTTATAGGTGTAGGTGTTTCACTAACCTGTAAAGCAGTAGCTTGTGTTGGAGTTATTTCTGTTCCTGTAGTATTTATTTTTGCTGGAGTAGGTATTTGTCCTACATTTGCAGGAAGATTACCCATAGCAATTTCTTCAGTTTGTTTACCTATTCTATTTACTCTTTCTTCTCTATCTTCTATTGCCATATTTGTTCTCGCTTCTTTTGCTAATTCTTCTTCTGTTTTAGGTGGTGATGGTTTATAATCTTCACCATAATCTATACCATAAATATTTGGTATTGTTTGATAAGTATTATTAAGATTTTGTACATAACTATTATAAGAATTATCTGCAGCTGCATTATATGCTTTCATTGCATTATTCCTTGCCATACCTACACCACCGGGTTCAGGATTATTTTTTTTATAATCTGCAATATACTCTTCTCTAGTTAAAACACCACCATTAGCAGCCTTAACTCTACCACCTTCACGATAATCTTGTCGTACTGAACTAGTACCTGCTCTATAACCTTTACGTTTCTTCATAACCTATTTTACTTAGCCTCGAAGAGTTTGTCAAGTTTTTCATCAAGCTTTTCAAGCCTGTCAATTAATAAATTAAAATCGTCTTTGAGTTCTGTTTTAGTTACATACTCTCTAGCAATTTCTTCTCTAGTTTTATTTAAAAGCACATCTAACCTTTTAGCTTCTTTAGCATTTTCTCTGATACTGTATAGTACTGGTGCAAGGACCAAAGTTATAAATGCATTCCATATTAAATAAGATGAAAGTTCCATCCAAGAACCTCCTTTGATTAACTAGGTATACTAAAAGATTCGTCTGCTGTAGGACTCACTACTGGATTAGTAATAACTGAGTCTACTTGACTAGCAAATACTGCATCCCAATGTGAAACAGGACAAAGTGCTACTAAGTCAGCTTTAGAAAAATCTCCTTTACCTTGTAGTGTAAAGTTAGATTGAGCATCACCATTCATATCGGTATATGCTTGTTCAATAGTTTTATTAAATACAGACTTGTAATAAGTTGCATCACCTTCGCTATCGTTTTCATAAGTGTATTCAAATACCCACTTAGCTACTTTATTATTCGCATCTTCATACGGTGTAGCTTTTGTTAAGTCTTTTGTTACTGCCATTTTATTTACTCCTTTGAGTTTAGTTGTTGTTGTAATTCATCAACTTTCGCTGATAATTCTTGGATTGCTTTAACTAACATAGGTGTAAACTTATTATATGTTAAACCATATTGTTTTCCGTCTTCACTTAAATGTGTAGTTAAATTAGTTTCATCTTCTATTTTATAGCCATATTTTTTTTCTAGTTCTTCAACATCTTGTGCTAAAAATCCAACATCAAGAGATGTTTCTTTATGTGTTCCGTCTGTTGTAATTTTGTTTATATCTGCTGTAGGGTCAAGTTTATTTACATATTTACTTCTTTTATCCCAACGATAAGTAACAGGCTCTAATTGATTAATAAAACTTAAACCCATTTCCATAGGTTCTATATCTGTTTTATCTCTTTGGTCAGAAGCTACTGTCCAATCAACTTGTATATGTGCTGCACTTATATTGTCGTTACCTAAAAAGATTCCTTGACTAGCTGTTGTTACATTTCCACCCGGACTTCCTGTAACACCTGCCGAATTACCTAGAAAAATATTACTACTACCAGTAGTTAAATTATTACCTGCAAAAACTCCTACAGCAACATTAGCTCCACCAGTAGTACATTCTGTTAAGGCATCTTTACCCACTCCAACATTTTGATTTCCTGTCGTATTAGCATCTAAAGCTGTAGAACCTACCGCAACATTTGAATGTCCTGTGGTATTTTCACCTAAAGAACTTCTACCAACAGCTGTATTTGAATCTGCTGTAGTATTTGCTTGTAGTGCATCAACACCCACAGCTACATTATTTGTTCCAGTAGTATTACTGTCCACACAATCATTACCAATTGCTACGTTTGCATCTCCTGTGGTAATAGCTTTTAGTGTAAAAGAACCAACTGCTGTGTTATTTTCTCCTCCAGTGTTTGCAGCCATTGCTAAATAACCAACAGATGTATTATTAGCACCAGTAGATACTTTTTGACCATCTGTTCCTATTGCAACATTTTGATTACCAGCTGAACCTGATAAAGAATCTAAACCTATTGCAATATTATTATTTGCAGTAGTTACAGCATCAAGGGCTGCTGCCCCAATAGCTATGTTATTTGTTCCTGTGGTATTTGCTAATAAAGCATTTTTACCTACTGCTACATTATTAGAAGCTGTAGTTATATTTGCTCCAGCTTGAAGCCCTAAAAGAGTATTAAAAGTTCCAGTAGTAATATCTAGTCCTGCTCTCATACCTACAGAAGTATTACCTTCACCTGTAGTAAGACTTTTTAATGTTTCATAACCAAGTGCTGTATTTTGTTCAGCAGTAGTAATAGCTAACATAGAACTTGCACCAATAGCTGTATTAAAACTTCCTGTAGCAGCTGTACTACCTGTTGCTCCTAAAGTAGCGTTACCTACTGCTACGTTATTTGAGCCAGTTGTTAAGTTTTGAGCAGCAAAAGTACCAACAGCTACATTTGTAGCTCCTGTAGTCAAACCCACTCCAGATGAAAAACCTAACGCTGTGTTATTTGCTCCTGTGGTATTAGCTCCTAAAGAATCTGTACCTACTGCTGTGTTACCATCCGCAGTTGTATTAGCATCTAAAGCTCCTTTTCCGACAGCTACATTACTAGCTCCTGTTGTGTTTTTTCTTAAAGCAAAATAACCAAGACCTGTATTACTAGAAGCTGTAGTGTTTTCTTCTAAAGCTTGAAAACCTACTGCTGTATTACTGCCACCAGTTGTATTTTCTTCTAAAGCTAAATAACCTAAACCTACATTAGCTGAACCTGTTGTATTATCTCTTAAAGAACCATATCCAAAAGCTGTATTTGCACTTGCTGTTGTGTTTGAGCCAAGAGCATCTTTACCAACACCGGTATTAGAATCTCCTGTAGTATTAGCGTCTAAGGCGTTTCCACCAATAGCAGTATTAGTTCCACCTGTAGTGTTTGCTGTTAAAGCAGCATAACCTATTGCTGTGTTATCATTAGCAGTTGTGCTGTTATATAATGCTACTCTACCTACAGCTACATTTCTTGTTCCTGTTGTATTTTTTTGTAAAGCACTTGAACCAACTCCTGTATTATAATTTGCTGTAGTAGTTCCTTGTCCTGAATAATAACCAAGAAAAGTATTTTCTATACCTGTGGTTATACTACCTCCAGCTTCATAACCAACTACAACAGAATCACTACCTGTGGTTGATGCATCCATTGCATTAAAACCAAGCACAACATTTCTTTGTCCTGTAGTGTTTGCTCTTAGAGCATCTAATCCAATAGCAACATTATTACCACCAGTAGTTGTCAATCGCATAGCATCATGACCCATTGCAACATTTCCTGTTGCTGTAGTGCTTGTAAGTAAAGCATTTTGTCCTACTGCTGTATTTTCACTAGCTGTTGTATTATTAGCTAAAGCATTTTCACCTACTGCTGTATTGTTAGCACCAGTTGAATTGTCTTTTAAAGAGTCTTTTCCAATACTAGTGTTACCTCCACCAGTGGTATTTGTTAATAAAGAATTAAAACCAACTGCTGTGTTACTACTAGCAGTTGTATTTGCTTGTAAAGCACTTCTTCCTACTGCGGTATTTTGGTCTCCTGTACTATTTGTTGATAAGGAACTTCTACCTACTGCTGTATTGCTAACACCAGTTGTAGTTTGACCTAGAGCAGCACGACCAAGACCTGTATTAGAACCACCTGTAGTTAAAGCATCTAAAGCACCTGAACCCATAGCAGTATTATCAGTACCACTTGTTAGGTCATCAAAAACTTGGTCCCCAAAACCTGTATTGTTTGAAGCAGAACTTAACGTACCTGTACTACCATCAGTACTAATAAGCATACTAGTAGCAAAGTTAGTAATACCAGATTTTATAACTACACCACTAATAGTTCCACCAACTGCTGAGTTTAATTGAGCAGTAGTTGCAGTAAGACCATCTAATACATTTATTTCAGCAGCTGTTGCAGTTACTCCGTCAAGGATATTTAACTCGGCTGCTGTAGAAGTTACACCATCTAATATGTTTAATTCAGCTGCAGTACTTGTTACTGCTGTACCATTTATGGATAACGCATCTGTTTCTAATGTACCATCAATATCAACATCACCAGAAATATCTAGACTTGTTGCTGCTACCTCACCTGTAACAGAAATACCAGTTGCGGAAGTTTCAAATTTTACTGCATTGTCAAAATATAAATTAACTGAACTGTCAGAGTTAAAGGTTGCGTATGCTTCCCCTCCTACACTTCTGCCAAAAAATATTTGTGAATTACCAAATATTCTCAAATTACCTGTACCAGTATCTTCAATGTTGGAATGAGAACCATCGTGATAGATTTCTAAATCTGAACCTGCACCAAAGATAGCTTTTCCATTGTCAGGAAGTTTTACATCGTGATTAAAAGTAGCTGTTCCAGCATCTGGCATATCAAGTCTCAACGCAGTAATTATAGAACCACCATCATTACCTTGTAGAAAAATATCAGCATCAGAAACTTTTGCTACCAGTTTTAAATGGTTAGTATCATTTAACTGAAATTGACCAATTGCTGTGCCACCATCTTTTAATGTAATATTTCCACCATCGGCATCTAAAACTATTTCACCTGCAACATCTATACCACCATTTAATATTGCTGCACCTGTTACAGTTAATGTAGATGCCATATCTACAGCACCATCAATATCTACAACATCTAGGTTAGTAGTTCCGTCTACATCTATGTCTCCTGAAATGTCTAGTGAAGCTACTACAGCAGTACCTGTAAGTGTAGGAGCAGTTAATGATTTGTTTGTAAGAGTTTGTGAGCCTGTAAGTGTTGCTACTGTACTATCTATTGCTATACTAACTGCATTACCTGTTGCAGAACTATCAAGACCTGTACCACCTGATACAGTTAATGTTTCACTATCTAAATCTATTGCAATAGTTCCACTGTCTGTTGTAATATCTAAGTCTTCTGCAGTAATTTGTGTATCTACATAAGCTTTAATAGATTGTTGAGAAGCAATACCTGTAGCACTGTTTGATGCCATGTTGTCTTCATCAAGAAAAGCTTTACCGTCAAGTATGTTTAATTCAGCTGCAGTACTAGTAACACCGTCTAAAATATTTAATTCTGCTGTTGTTGATGTAACGCCATCAAGGATGTTTAGTTCTGCTGCAGTACTTGTAACTGCTGTGCCATTTATAGAAAGTGCATCTGTCTCAAGTGTACCGTCTATATCTGCATCACCTGATATATCAAGTGTAGCTGCATCTAATTCACCACTAATCGTAATGTTACGACCACCAGTTATATCTTTGTTTGAATCTGTTATAATAGCTTTACTAGCTATAACAGTTCCGTTTGTAATTCCATCTATAAGATTAATGTCTGTTGCACTAGCTGTAACACCATCAAGGATGTTTAGTTCTGCTGTAGTACTTGTAACACCATCTAAGATATTAAGTTCTGCAGCAGTTGAAGTAACACCATCAAGTATATTAAGTTCTGCTGTAGTACTAGTTACTCCATCTAATAAATTTAATTCAGTTGCTGTAGATGTTACTCCATCTAATATATTTAGTTCAGCAGCTGTTGCTGTAATTGTTGTTCCGTTAAAATCTATTGCATCTAAATAAGCTACACCATCAATATAAATATCTTTCCATTGTTGTGAAGAACTACCTAAGTCATAAGTATTATCATCATCTGGAATAATGTTAGAATCTACATCAGCTCCAAAGACTACATTATCAGTAGCAGCATCACCCATAGTAATAGTACCACCATTAAATGTTGTAGTACCTGTAACAGTTAAATTACCTCCAACAGCTACGTTACCTGTAGTAGTTATTGAATCTATATAAGCATCTTTAAAATATAATGAACTTGTTCCTAAGTCTAAATCACTATCAGCATTTGGTACTAGAGCACCATCTTGTAAAACTAATTGTTTAGCTGCTGCACTAGAAACTTCTACATAGAACTCCCAAGTATTCCCACTGACTGTTATTTTATTTAAAAAGTCTAAGTCACCTATCTTACCAATGTTACCACCACCACCAGCTGTTCCGTCATGTTGGTGTCCAGTACTAGATGAACTACTAGAAGAGTAAGCAAAAGCATTAACTAATTGATTAAATTCATTATTAAATAATGCTGCTGTTATAGTATCGCCATCTGCAAACGAACTTTGTCTAGTATATGTTTGTGCCATTTTTATAATCTCCCTGAAGGTACATAGTCTATATATAGACCATTAATTGTATATGGTGAATTTTGATTATCACTAAATATTTTAAAACTGTTTGTATGTCCACTACCTTGTAGTGTAACTCTTGTAATTGGTTCTGTTGGTGCTCCAAAAGTAAATGATGAATTAAGCACTGCTGTACCAAATAATGAAGGCTTAGACATGTCTATATCATAAGCTTCTGGTTGTGGTGTGCTTGGTGAATTGTAATCATAAATTACTTTTATTTTAGTATCTACATCTCCTTCTGGAGTTGCTGATACTTTTACATATTGTAAAGTTTTTAATGTTCCTAAGTCTCCATAATCTATATCTGGAGTTGCATAAGAAGCATCTATGTTTACTGTAGCTTGTGAAGCATTAATAAAACTATCACCTACATCATGGTTAAATGTAAAACCTGCATAATTACCATGATAAAATTGTTCAACTCCAGATGAATCAAATCCAGAAGTAGCTGCAGCACTTGCATCTATTCCACTTGTTTCAGACCATTGAAACTGTGTAAAGCCTTGTGCATTAGTTCTAAGAGTTCCTATAATACCTTGTGAAGCATCACCAGTTCCAGAGTTACCATAATATAAACGATACTGAGATTTATCTCTTATTACAATAGTACTTAAATTAAAACTTCCTATACCATCTGCTATATTTTTTATAATAGGCTGTATAGCTCTACTTACTGTTCCTAACTCAACATCACCAATTCTTACTGTACCGGCTAATGTTCTTATTCCATCTGGTGCTAAGAAAACTAAGTCACCACCAATCTCTTGTATACTTTTACCATCCAAACAACCAATGTTTTGTGTTATTGGCTCTATAGCTATTGTACTACTATTATTGATGTTTGTCAACTTATAAATACTATTTCTACAAAAAATAATTAAATCATCCCTAAAACTTCTGATACCTACTACTTGGTCATCTAATACAATACTACCTGAACCAGTAGAACTAAAATCATCTATATCATTTGTACCACTATAAAAAATAGTGTTTGGAGCTGTAGACGCACCAGCAACTACTAAATGTTTATCATGCACAGTACAAAATTTAGGAAAGGTAGAACCACTTACTGTTATTTCTTTAGCAAAAAAAGTTCTATTACTTAATGCTCCTGTACCTGTCATTTTAAAATAAAAAGGTTTGACACCAGAACCTTCATCAGTTATAATTACTTCACCATATTGTGTATCACCTTCGTGAGTTACGAAGTGAGTAAAGCTTTGTGAAGTTCTAGCAGAAGCACTACGACCATCAAAGGTACTAAAGTTATCTCCACCACCAGCTACACTAGCTTTATTTATTTGTAACCAAGTTACTCCATCTAAACTAAAATAAATATTAGTTCCTGATGAAGCTATTACTCCATCAGCATAAACATGTAAACCTAAAATAGCATTAGCACTATTAGGTCTAGCTGCATCACTGCCACCAAAAGCAGTAAAGCCATTAATTCTTCTATAGCCACCTGAGACATCAACTTCAAAGTTTGTTAGCTCTTTGGCAAATCCGGGTCGTTTAATAAGTTCAAAAGGACTAGCACTAGTGTCTAATCCACCGTCACATGCTATAGCGTATGGTTGAGATACTGGCATTAGAAGTAAGTCCTATCGTCTGTCATATCTCTAGGAGCAGGATTTATTAAGTTTGATTTCATTTGTCTCATGCCTCTTTTGTAATCATCCATTGCAAAAGCTGCTTGTTGTGGGCTTTCTTTAAATTGCCAAGTATAATATCTAGCTCTAGCTGTAATAAGATTACTATATTGGTCTGGTAATGTTATAACATCACCAAAAGCACTTAATTCTATTGGTTTAGTAAATGCATAAAAATGTACATTATAAACTTTATCTGGTATTGGACTTAAACCAAACTTTCTATTGTCTGGAGATTTAATAACATAAGTAGGTTCTCCATAGCTTTGAGAATCTGCATCATCAATATTTTCTGAGTCTCTGTGATATCTAGTCCAATCAGCTAAACTTAAAAATTTTAATCCTTTAGATACAAAAGGTGCTGTTTCCCCACTAACATTAATTGTTGTTATATAAAAATCATCCCAATCTATAGATGCAAAATCATCTATAATACTTGAGCTTCCTGCTTTTAAAGTATACCATCTTGTTCCTGCTACTGAAGCTACGGTAGTATTCCCATAGAAAGGGTCAGTACCACCGCTTACTCCAGCAGAAAAGAAAGGTAATTGAGGTTCTTCATTAGCTATATCATTAATAGATTTATTAATAACTTGTTTTACAAACTGCTGTATTCCTGTAGCACTTGCAAAATTTGATGATGTAAGTACTACTTCATTTAATTCTCTTAGTACTTCATTAGTTAATGTTAAATAGGTTTTAGCCATTATGCTTTTCCTTTAGCTTTTTTTTGTGCCTTTTTACTTAAGTCTTTAAAATGAAATAATTTTACACTTGTTTTAGTATGAGTTTTATTTGTATGTAAATCTCCGTTAGGCATTTTATGAGAAGTACCTTTATGTAATGTACCATCTCTTTTGTAATGTTTTACACCTTTCATGATTAATTAGGTGTAGCTTTAGGCATTACACTAGCATCACCACCAGCACTATACATAGTTCTGCCACCTTTCATCATTTTCTTTTTAGCCATACCACCGTACATCATTTTCTTTTTAGACATTCCGCCTTTCATCATTTTTTTCTTTTTATCTTTTTCGTACATCATTTTTTTTTCCTTTTAATTATAAAAAAAGGAGAGGTCCGAAGACCTCCCCAAATTTAGTATTAGTCAATACCATAGAATGCAGAAACTAAAGCATCGTCTCTTAAGACGTTTGCTCCGTATACATGCAATCCACGAACTATGTCACCAAACGAACTTGGGTCTCTCAACACTTCTGTTGAAAGAATAGTTTGTGCAGTAGCTGTAGATGACATATGTCCAGCCAAACATTTACCAGCAGCATTAGATACTGCAGCAATGTTGTTTGATTTGTACATATCAAATCCACGAAGTTTACCACTTGATACTAAACCATTTCTGATTGAGCCTTGACCTGCGTTGAAGTCTACAGACAACAATTTAGAAGATGATTGACCTAGTACTTCATAGAAGTCAGGACTAGCAACAAACCATCTGCCTTCTTCAGGTACGTTTGCTTCATCTAATAGTCTAGCCATTCTAGCCATTAAGTCTAGAGGGTCAGTTTCAGATGCACCTAAGTCAGCAGCACCAGAGCCATCAAAGACTCCTGCAGCTAAATCAGTTGCACTGTCGGCACCTAATACATGGTCAGGTGAAGATGATGAAACTCCAGCAAACATTTCAGCTATAACAGCAGCATCGTATGCATCTTTAAGAGCATAAGCAGCTGATGAAGTAGCAACTTCTTTAAAGTTAACGTGAGACATATTAGTTTCAATATCATCAACGATGAATTTGAAAGCATTAGCTTGGTCAACTACCAAAGAAAGTTCTTGGTCAGTTAGCATTGTTTGTGACGTGTCAGAATTTCTAGTATACGCTGATACAGAAATTACTGGCTCCTTAATAATCTTTACAGAGTCTCCATATGCTGATATTTCTCCAGCATAGTCAGTGTTAGTAATAGCTTCGACTACCGATGATTTTCTGAAAAAGTTTAAAACCTTTTTAGAATAAATTGAAGGTAGGAAAAAACTATTAGTTTGTCCAGCGACAGAGTTTGCAAAGTTACCATTAGTATCCGTTGAGGGTTCAAAAAATTGAGCCATGGGATATTCTCCTGTGTTTTATAGTTATTTAATGATTCTGCCTTGTTGCATTGCTTCACTGATTTCACTTTCGTGTTTATCAAATTCAGCCATGCTCATTGCAGCAATCTCCTTTTCAGACCATATCTTTTGCTGTGCAGGTTCTACGCTTGTTGTTTTAGTAGATACCATATCAGCAGCAGACTTAGTCTTTTTAGAAGATGACTTCATCTTATTAGGAGTAACTTCCATACCTATATCTTTCTTAAATAAATCTATTGCACGACTAGCTAAATCGGCATCGTCAGCATTTTTGTATATCCAGTCTTGGATAGACTCTGGCTGTTCTTTTGCCCATGTATGAAAATCATCACTGTTTCTAACATCGTCAAAATCAGGATGTCTTTCTAGTAACCTTTTTTCTGCTTCTTGTTGTGATATTTCTACTTCACGCTGTTGGAGTTTAC